GCAAAAATTGAAACAGCATTTGTTGAAAGGTTACCCAAACCTTTGCGTGCGTTTTGATACCAAGGACTTTTTAAAGGGCGCGGCACTCGACCAAATGAATTTTGTGACGTCTGGCGTTAAAGCAGGTATCATGACGGTCAACGAAGCGCGTGAATACATGAATATGTGTTCAATTGAAGGCGGCGACGAACTGAAGCAAGATCCTGCGCCTGCTGACCCGATTGCTGGGTCATCTCCACAAGACACTGGCGGAGGTGGCGGCAATCAGCGCAAGAAGATGAATATCGGCAAGTCTGAACAAGAAGAAGTTGAGATTGTGCAGCGCAATGTATCGGTTAAGACTGAGCCGCTGGAAATCAATCTGAATGTTCAGCAACCGCAGCCACAACCGCAGCCAACTTATGAGAAAAAGTCTAGTCGCAAAACGGTTCGCTTGATTCGGGATAATAGTGGCGCTGTTATTGGTGCCGAAACTTTTGAGGAAGAATAATCATGGCAATTACCACTGCAATCTGCAATAGTTACAAGCAGGAAATTCTGGAAGGCGTTCATACGTCTACCGACATTTATAAACTTGCGCTTTTTACTAGCACTGCAACGCTTGGCGCTAGCACCACTGTTTATGCAACTACTAATGAAGTGGTTGGTGCTGGTTATACGGCTGGCGGTGCAACGCTTACAGGTTTTACTTCTGGGCTGTCTGGCTCAACTGGTTATCTGACGTTTACCGATCCGTCTTTTGCCAGTTCTACTATTACCGCTCGCGGTTGCCTGATTTATAACTCAAGCAAATCAAACAAATCGGTTGCTGCGTTTGATTTTGGCGCTGATGTCGTTAGTACGAATGGCACGTTTACGGTTGACTTGCCGGTTGCTGGCGCATCTGCCTTGATTCGTATTGCCTAAGGATTCGCCGTCATGGGTATTAAGCATCCATTTACCAGTGCAAAAGCCGATGGCGGCGACACTACGCTTGTTCAGCCTTCAAACTGGAATGCTGACCATGTTGTAGAAAATTATGTTGATTTGCCTGATGTAGTTACGCCTGCTGCTCCTGCTGCAGGTTGGCTGCGTATGTTTGCAAAGACTCGGGCCGCTCGCGCAACGCTAAATTCTATTGGTCCGTCTGGCGTTGATGTAGCGTATCAGCCTGCGTTTTTTGGTAACACGGTACAAATGTGGCTTCCTTCTGCCACGACAGCGCAAACTGCTTTTGGTATTACCTACACGGCTAGAAATAACGGCACTGGCGCGGCACAAGATACACCGGCTCGGGCTTCAACTAATGCGATGACTAGCATGAGTCGCGCAAGATTCGGCACGGGCACAACGGCCACGGGGGCATCAGGGACGCAAACCGCCGCTACTGTAGCTTGGCGGGGCAATGCGGTGGGGCTGGGAGGGTTCTTTTTCAATGCGCGGTTTGGCGTTGAAACGCTGGCGGCAGATCAACGGATAATGATTGGACTGTCGGCTAATAACGCAACAATGGCTGCCGACGGTAGTACTTGGGCAAATACTTGCGCAATTGTCAAGGATTCTGCCGATAGCACTTGGCAATTTGCCACTCGAAACGCCAGCTTAGGAACTAAGACCCCTTCTGGCGCAACGGTAACAGCAGGTCAAGTTTTAGATATTTATGTGTTTGCGCCGCCAAATAATGCCGGAACAATTACTGTTCGCTTAGTTGATGCGGTGACAGGTACTATTTACATGGACGATGTTGGAATTACATCAAACCTTCCGGTTAATACTACGTTTTTATATATGCAAGCGCATACGCAATCTGTTTCTGGGACCACTGCAAAACTTCTTGCGCTTAATAAAATGTACTTGGAGCAAGATCTATGACATGGGATGTACTTCAAGACGCAAATGGCAATTTGCAACTTGTCGTTACAGGTGAGCCAACGCCAGATGGGTGGACGGTTGTTGCAATTACTTGTGATGCAGATTATTTAGAGTACATGGCTTCGTTAGGATAAACAGTGGCCGCTGCTTTTCAATCAAATGCGTTTCAAAATACAGCATTTGAAAGTGCATCAGGAACAAATGGAACTGCAACCGTTATTGGCGTTCAGTCGGCCAGTGCGGTTGCAACCATTACTGCAAACGGCGCGGCTAACCGTACTGTCTCAGGCATACAAGCAGCGAGCGCAGCGGCAACGGTCACGGCAAGCGGTACTGTATCTGCTACCGCAACGGTTACAGGCGCTCAAGCAACCAGCACTGCGGCAACAATTACGGCGGCAGGCGGCATATCCGCTACCGCAACGGTTACCGGAACGGCGGCGGCAAGTGCTGCAGCGACGATTACAGCTACAGGCGGGGCTAGCAAGACTGTCATCGGCCAGCAGGCGGCGTCAGCGTCAGCAACTATCGTCGCAACAGGTGATGCGTCAAGGTCTGTAACCGGTCTTCAGGCCGCTAGTGCAGCGGCAACCATATCTGCGCTGGCTGGCGCTACAGGAACGGCTACAGGCGTTTCTAGTACCTCTCAGGCTGCGGCTATTGCTGCGCAGGGCGGCGCGACTGCAACAGCAACCGGCGTCCAGGCGGCAAGTGATGCGGCAACGGTCACCGCAACGGCTGGCGGCAGCGGGACTGCTGTCGTTGTCGGCCAGCAGGCGGCGTCAACGGCGGCAATCGTGACTGGAAGCGGTGCGGCGCTAATCATTGTCGTCGGTTCTGCAGCGGCATCTGCTGCTGCAAGCATTAACGCTAGCGGCGGCTCGCCGACTGACGTTAACGTCAGCGCACCAAGCGTCGAAGCGGTTATTGAGCCGACGCCTGTTAGCGTAACTGTTAGCCCTTCTCCCGCGCAAGGTGGCGGCGGTGGCGGCGGTGGCTATTCGTTTTCGATGGATCGAGCAATTGATGTAAAGAAAAAGAAAACGAAGCCTGCGGAAAATCCTGTAGTTGTAGTTCTTAACGCAATCGCCAAAGCAAAAAGCGCGGCAATAAAATCTTCTGCCCAATCAATTTCAGCGATTGGCATTGTGTCTATTGGCGCGTCTGCAAAGCCGGAATCAGTCATTGCAAAGACAATTGGCGGCAGATTTTCGGCGCGAGGCGTTCAGAATTTAAGTGATGAAGATTTGATTTTATTGCTAGCGGCATGAGTGAACTAGGCCCAATATGTAAGCTAGTTTTACAAGTTCGTAAAACAGGTGTTAAACTCGCCACAAACCAAGTTGATACCCATAAAATAACAGACGACAATTTATCTATTAAGCTAGGGGTTATCAATGAATCAGATGCAGATTGTTTGCGAAGCAGTGCTGAACTTGCCGAAAAAGGGCGCATCTGCCAAGGGCAAGATTGAGGCGCGGGTCACTACCTGGGGCGCTCGGGAAGGCGCAGACGGTCGCAAATTCTTCTATAAGCCTGAAGGCTTTATGCAGTGGGCAGATGAATTCAGTAAAGCCGGCCGCCCGCTGCCTATGTTCGTCAATCACAATGCAGACGCAGTGCCGGTAGGCGAATGGACTGAGTTTGAGTTCGACGACGACGGAATGCTGGCATCTGGCCGGCTGTTCACAAACACCACTGCTGGCGCGGATCTATACGAAGTCATGACGGAAAGCCCCGCAATGTTTGGTGGCGTTTCAGTCGGCGCTTATGCCGAATCTTGCACAATGGTATCCGCAGACGGCAAGCCAACTGAATCTGATGACGGGTATTTTCAGATTACGCAAGGCGGTTTGCGCGAAGTGTCTGTAGTCATGTACCCAAACAATCCAATGGCTTCGGTTAATAAGCTGGAGTATTTCATGGAAGATGGTTCGGTTAATCCTAGAGTTTTGGAAAAGGCTTTGCGTGATGCAGGTCTAGCCCGAAAAGATGCGGTCGCTGCCGTGTCTGTTTTCAAGTCTGCGCTGGCTGAACGTGATGTTCCCGTGCAGGTTGAATCCGCGCCGATTGTGAGTGATTCAGATTCGGAAGCGACCAAAGAAGATGAGATTCTTGCCGCTCTTGCGGAGCGCGAACTCATCAAAATCCTTAATTCCAAATTGAAAGTGTAATCATGTCGCAAATCATCCTTGAGAAACTTGACGCTATTGAAGCCGCGCAAGTGGCTAAAGTGTCTGAAGTGTCTGAGCAAGCGAAAGTGGCGATTGAAGCCGCTAAAGCCGAAATGACCGAAAAGATTGCCGCTCTGGAAGCTAAAGTCGCTTCGGTGCAGGCTCCTTCGATTATTCGTCCGATCGCTAAAACGATTCGCACTGATGTTAACCGCAGCGTCCGTGAGCAACTGAAACAGTTCTATTCCGGCAAGAATCAAGTCGAAAAAGAACTGCAGATGTTTGCCGATGAGTCGCAGTATGATGCGTACCTGAAAGAGGCTTCGCTTCTGACGGGTAGCGGCGACGGTCAAGGCGGTCGCACTGCTTATGATCCGGTGTTTGTTGCTCTGCGTCTTGCTAACCCGCTGCGCGGTCTGTCTCGTACCGTTGCAACTGATGGTTCGTCTTATCAGTTTCGCGTGAAAACGGGCAACGCAGGTTCACAATGGGGCTATGCAATTCAAAACAACGGAACGCCCACCACGGAAAACACCAGCATTTGGCAGGTTGTGCTGAAAGACATCAACGTTCAGTTCCCGATCCGCACTGCGGCGCTGGACGACATCGACGGCCTGGAAGCTAACGTTGTTGACGATATGTTGATGGAATTTGCGCAGTCGGAAGCGCAATCCATGATCTCCAACAACGACCAAACCGGCACCGGTTCAACGGTCACTACCGGCGGCGCTGACGGTCTGCGCGGTCTTGACCAGTACGCTGGCGCGAATGCTACTTACGCTGGCGGCACTACTAGCACTCCGGCGTTTGGCACTAGCGGCACCAGCAGCACCAGCGGCCTGCACTCGCTGGCGACTTATGACCAGCTGACTACCAATGCAAACACGGTCGGCGCAAATAACGTCAGCTACAAAGACGTTATCAATCTGATTTATGCGCTTCCGCAGCAGTACTGGACCGAATCGGCTAAGTTCATGATTTCGCCGATTCTTTTGCAAGCGATTCGTGGCCTGCAGGATACCCAGGGCGCTCCGATCTTCAGTCGTAACGAAGGTCTGTCGGTGAACGGTATTGTTGGTCAACTGCTTGGCTTTGATGTTGTGGTCAATAAGTACCTTGACACTCCGAGTCAAATTGCTACCGGCGCTGCCGGCACTGTGTCTAAGTATCCGATGTTCTTTGCGGATTGGTCACGGTTCCACACTACCGTGGATCGCCTGAATATGGTTATGCGTCGCTATGACCAGACTTTGCCTGGCTTTATCACGTTCTTTGGTGAGAAGCGACTGGCAACCAGCGTTCGCGATCCGAATGCCGGTGTTCGTTATCGCTCGACTGGCACCGCAAACGCCTGATAGCGATTGAGGAAGGGGGCTTCGGCCCCCGCCTGTTATTTAATGGATGGAAATATGACTGCAACCCAAAAAATCCTGGCCGGAATCAAAGAAGCAATTACTCATGGTGATGAAGTCAAGATTGACTTGCGCGAAGCCGCTGGATTGACGGGTAGCGGTGATGGTCAAGGCGGGCGCACTACGTTTGATGATGCGTTTGCAACGCTGCGGTTTGCTAATCCGTTCCGGCAAGTAGCACGGCAAATCAGCGCAATCGGCTCTAGTGTTCAGTTTGTTGCTAAGACTGGCAACGCTGCGAATCAAACCAATCCTTGGACATATACATTCACGCCTGACTCAGGTACGCCTGGCACTAACACCAGCATCTGGCAATTGCCGACGCGGGTGATTACTGCGCAGCTGCCTATCCGCACTGCAGTGCTGTCGGATGTTAACTACCTGAATGAGACGTTGGTTGAAGATCTGATGCTGGAGTTCGGCGCTATTGAAGGCGCATCAATGGCTGGCAACAACGATCAAGCAGGATCAACTACAACGACGCTAGGCAGCACGAACGGGCTTCGAGGTATCAACTACTACCCTGGCGCGGCGGGCGCTGTATCGGCGTATGGAACGTCTGGCACGGCCATCACAAACGGCATTCATACGATTGCTACGGTTGGCGCAGATACTACTGGCGGCGGTCTTGAGCGCGAAGATTTGGTTGCAATGGCTAATGCGCTTCCCGCGCAATATTGGTATCTGCCTGGCACTGCATGGATGATGCACCCGTCAGCAATTGTTGCGCTGCGGAATTACGCTCACGGTGGCGCAGGATATTCGTTTGTTGAGATTGGTGAAGCAGGCGAAGGCCCGCTGGTAAATGTGTTTGGTTTCCCGGTAATTCCCAATCCGTACCTTGATGTTTGGGGTACTGTTGGATGCAAGTCTATCTATCTTGCAAACTGGCCGCGTTTCCTTAGCATTGCCGATATTCAGGAAATGACCATTCAAATGATGGAACAAACTGCGCCAGGTTTCATTACCATGTTTGCTCAAAAGCGGATGGTCTCGACCGTTCGTGACCCGTTTGCTGGTGTTCGCGCTATCGGTGTTTGATTATGGCGTTTGATAATCTAGTTTCCGGCGGTTACCCTTACGGCGCGTCAAGCCGTAATCCGTTCAACTATGTCAAGTTTGAGCAGATCAATCGTGACGTAACAACGGCATGGTTGACTTTGGAGGAAATGACTCAGCAGTTAAACCTGTTTGATGATGAAAGCCAGGATTCGTACATTACGTCTCTTGGGCTTGCGACCAGGTTTGCTATTGAAGATTATCTAGGTCTTTCAATCTTTGCGACAACGTATCGGGTTTGGTATAGCCCGATTGGATTGATTACGTCGCCGGTATCGCTTGACTTGCCTGAAGTTAGCCAAAATTCCAGCCCGTCACTTTCTGGCGTCACTGTTAATAGCGTGGGTTATTGGAATGAAAATAGTCCTAGCACATTTACGACTATTTCATCAGGCAATTATTCGTATGATGCATCCGGCAACAAAATCATCATGAGCGAATTGCCGTCAGACATCAATACGTTTATGACGGCTCCAATTGTTGTTGAATACACTACTGCTGCCAATCCGATTCAGACTTATCCGGTTGTCAAGCAGGCTGCGCTATTGTTGCTGACGCATTTGTATAATCAGCGGTCAAACAGCACGGAAACTCAATTGAAGAATATTCCGTTTGGCGTTGAAACTTTGCTTCGCAGTTACAAACCGCTGGTGATGTAATGGCAATCGCCCGGTTTGAAAACATTGCTGTTAACAATCTGACTTTTGATGTCAGTGCGTTTGGCGAGCAATCAACGACGCAAACTAAATGGTTTGATACTCGCGCTCGCGTTTCGTCTGTTGCAAACAGCTTAAAGATTTCTGATAAATACCGGCTGTATCAAGATTTGGTGAATTTCACTTTGAATTACACACCGAATACTAGAACGATGGTTAATGACCAGAATCTGTATTCAATTACATGGCGTGGCAATGATTGGCGAATTGACAGTATTCGTGAGTCAGATGACCGCATGAATGTAACGATTCTTTGCTATCGTACTGACCCTGTAACGGCTGTATAAATGACAACACAACAAAATCCCGTCCAATACGCCAAAGCGATTCAATATCAGCTTGCCAGTATTGTTACGCCTGTGCCTGTCTATGCTTCGTTTAATCGAAACTTTGCGACACAGCCTAAGTTCATTACATGGATGCTCAGAAATGTTCACCAACCCGTATATACAGGCTCTCATCAGTCGGTTAAAGGCATTGACCGACCGATTTTCCAAATTTCTATCTTCACGCAACAAATAGAAGACGGTTTTACAATTTCCAATCAAATATTACAATCTCTTCATGGTTTTAGTGGGTTATTTGGCGGAGCAACAAACGGCTTTCAGGTATCTAAAGCTGATGTGTTTTGGCTCTATAACTCGTACAATAACGATGAAAAGCTTGCACAGATTTTTTTGGATTGCACGCTAGACATCCCAACATAAGATACGACTTCTCAACTCTTTGAAGGAAACTCAAAATGGCTTTAATTAACAAAATTCTTCCCGGTTATACCGCGACTCTCTGGGCGCAAGATGACGCTGTGCCTACACCTTTGACTGATACTCAGTTGTCTACTTGGGCAAGCACATCTGCCATTATTGGTACTGCTGCTGGCGGTACTGGCACTGCTGGTATCTTGGTCCCTGTGGAAGCTGTTCCTGCTTTCGGTGCTGATGACGCTTTTGCTGCTTACTCAGTAGCTGGCGCTCGTACAGGCGCGAAAATCACTACACAAAACCAAGTGACTTCGCTGACTATCACCGCTGCATGGAATCCTGCTGATGTTGCTCAGTTGTTGATCCGTGATGACGGCTATAACGGCACAATCATCCGCACCTATGTTATTGCTGTGTATGACGGTGAAGACACTGTTGCTTACGCCTTTAACGGTCGCGTTGGTGGCTTGCAGTGGGACATGTCTCCATCTGCTGAAGGCAAATTCATCTTTACAATCCACCCAACAGGTGGCAATAGCTAC